TATCACACCATGAACTTGAAATAGAACAAGCCAAAGAAATGGAAAAAGAGAGGGTAATTGATTTTGCTAAAAAGTTTTCTGATTTTAATGGTCTTACATTTAATGAAAAAGAAGTTTCTAAAGAATATTTAGAAAAGTTATATGATGAATACTACAACGAAACCTTTAAATCAGAAGAATGATCAAATTAACAGATTATATTTTAAAGTCTGAACTAAAAATTAGTTGGGACAAATGGAATTTTACAGGAATATTTGGAATTATAATGACAATACTTGCTATTGACTCTGTAATAAATTTATTTGGATATTTAGTAAAATATTTTATTAACCATTAAATTAGATAAAATGAATAATATAAAGTATCTATTTATAGTACTACCCATTCTTACTTTTTGCAAGTACAATGATGGCAGAAAAGAAATAACTTTTGGATGGCTTAAAAAAACTTGGACTTTAAAATTTTAACCTTTAAATCAAATGAAAGTAATAATTGAATTTACAGATGAAGATGCTGCATCTGATGCTCAGGTAGCATTAGATGGGTGGAAGTATAGAGTTGCTATATGGGAAATAGATCAGCATCTTAGAAATGAAGTTAAGTATAATGAGAAACTTCCTAGTGAAGTAGCTGAAGCTTATGAAAATTTAAGAGATAAGATCCGGGAGATTTTATCCAATAGTAACCTAACAATGGAATAGCTATGAAAACTATACTTGAAATGTTAATCCTACTTATTGTTAGTTGTGTATATAAAGACCTAGATTAGTATGACACTTAGAGATACAGAATTAATAGGTAAGAAGCTTGTGAAGTATGGATTTTATAGATCTAGTACTGATCATCATAAGTATGCATATAGAGATATTAGTATTGAATTTGTATTACTTTATACCAATAACTGGTATGCAGATATAAAAATGTCTGTAATTGATAATGTTATTGTTTTTCTTAAAGGTCATGAAGCTGTATTTACTCCACAGTGGGTAATGGAAGAACATAAAAAATTACAAGCTGTATTTAAATTTTTAAGATCATGAAAGATACAGATTTTTACAACTTTATTCAGTTGATAATAGATGAGCACTTTAAGATAACTAAGAACACTAACAGTAATCTTAATTATCTGTGGTATATGTATAGGAACGGCATGAATAAAAATGAGTACAAACCATTTATACTTATGGCTGAAATGAATCTACTAAGAGAAATGGGTTATATGTCAGAAGATGAAGTTAATAACCTAGCAGGTATGATTGGATCAAAAGATGAGGATAACTTAACTATTGCTTATATGGCAATTAAGAGTTTCCGGGATCAAAGAGTAAAAGATCATGGTGAGTACAGTAGTTACAATACATTTCCCTATACTAGTGTAGAGAGTAATTATTCTGACAATGTGCTCTCCACAAAATTATTTACACAAGTAAAAGATGTAGCATGACAGAAGCAGAATTAGTAGAACTAGGTTTTACTGTAATGACTATAACCAATAAAGAAAGTCAAAATGGATATGACTATTACTTTTATCAGAAAGATCTTTGTGATGATATAGTATTATATAGTGAAGACAGTATTGACATTAAAGATAATGATTGGACATTAAAGTGTTTTGGTATTCCTTCTATAAAAATCAAGACAATGGATCATTATCTGAACTTTGTAGATGTATTAAAAAATATAGTTTGTTAGAATGTACAGTGGAAAATTTATTAAGAAAGGTGGTAAGCTAACATATCTTGAACCAAAAGAGAACTTAGCTTACCAAATGTTTGTGAGTAAACTTGATGAGGGTCAAGTAGTAGATATGTATATTGATCTTGCGGATGTAGATCACAGTAAAGCACAACTTGCAAAAGTACATGCTTGTATTAGGGAATTAGCAAAGGAGTCCGGATACAGTTTTGATGACATGAAACTTATCATTAAAGATAGTTCAGGTCTCAATGGTAAGTCCTTTGCAGATTGTAGTAAAAATGAATTGATGCTAGCTATTGAAGCTTGTATACAGATTGGTGGAGAGAACTTCAATATTAATCTGCACTAGGCTCAACATAGCCTTCATCACCTTTCTCAAGGATTTCTTTTTCATCAAAAAGATTTTTGGCTACAGCTTCTCTTTCAATTTCAGTAAGTAATAATGTTAAGGTATAGAAGTGTCTTTGTAATTCTGTTAGTTCTTCATACTTTTTATGAACAACAGCTTTTATGTCCTCTTCTATTGTTTCTTTGGAAAATTGATTGAAAATGTGAAAGGATAGGCTCTTTACCATTAGGTAAAATGCTTTGTTTACTTTAATCTCAATGATGCTATCATCTTTTAGCTCCTTAACCTTAACTGCCATAGTAATAATTTTAAACAAAAATAAACAAAAAATGGATTTACAGGAAATTAAACAAAAAATGTTTACTAAACTTGAGCCTAGTGGTTGGGACAAAGTTCTTAAATCTTTTATATTTAGCAGTGACTTTGATGATATACTTACTAAGTTATATACTTTAAGTCAAGCTGATAAAAGGTTTACACCACCACTAAAACAAGTATTTAGAGCATTTGAAGAGTGTCCTTATAATAAACTAGGAATAGTAATTATTGGACAAGACCCCTACCCTCAGCTTGATGTTGCCGATGGAATAGCATTTAGTTGTGGTAACACACGTAAATTACAACCTAGTCTTAGATATATACTAGAAGAAGTTAACAGGACAATATATAATGATCATCCCGGGTCTATAGATCCAGATTTAACTAGATGGGCTAATCAAGGTATATTAATGCTTAATACAGCTCTTACAGTTGAAGTAGGTAAGATTGGTAGTCATTATGATATATGGAAGAGTTTTACTGCATATCTACTAGATTGGTTAAATACACATGACTCAGGTTTAGTGTATGTATATATGGGTAAGAAAGCTGAAGAATGGTCAGATCTCACAGATGACAATTTAAACACTAAGTACTTTGTGAAACATCCGGCTAGTGCAGCTTATAGTGGTGGTAAATGGAATTCAGAAGGTGTATTTATGAAAATAGAAATGTCTAAGATAATAAATTGGTAGTATGACAGATATATTTATAAGGTTAATCCAAGAAGATCTAACTCCAAATACATACTATGTTTTACACTGTATCCGGGAGAAGATTGTACCCCATAAGTTTGTGAACAAAGAATTGGAATGCAAAAGACTGCAAAGCAACCTTTGGCTCACAGAAGACTTGCAACTTACCAGTAAAAGCCTTATCTTTATGGAAGAAATCAACGGTTATTTCAAAAGAGCTAAGAAGAAAACTTCACAAGATTTAATGGGCAAAGACTTTTTTGCAAACATAGAGGCATATGTAGAAATATTTCCTAATATAAAACTACCCTCTGGAAAATATGCAAGAGTAAATCCTAAGAATTTAGAAGCTCCATTTAAATGGTTCTTTGAGAATTATAATTATGATTGGGAAACTATTCTAAAAGCAACAGAAAGATATGTGGATGAGTACAATATTAGAAGATATGATTATATGAGGACTTCCCAATATTTTATTAGGAAGCAAGATGTAGACAAGTCTTTTGAATCTGATTTAGCTACATATTGTGAGATAATAAGAACCAAACCTGATGATGAACAGGTTTATTTTAGTGAAACAGTAGTATGATGAACTTCAAAATGTTGATGGTAGCTATTGTGGGAAGTTTATTTTGTTTTACTGTTATAGATTATTTCATAGTTGAAATAAATCCAGCACAGTATTTACTGATAGAATTTTTACTATCTATTGTCCATAGTTTTTATAACTATGTAAAAAACAAACAATTAACTAACATATAACAAAATGGCAGAATTATTTAATGGTGCACAAGCACTACAACCAGTAAGTGAAAGAGATGCTTTAAAGAAAGCATTGGCAAAGATTGCAGCAAGAAGTAGAGGAGACATAAAGTCACTCAAAAGTGCTTGGCCCAAATTTAATGATGCATTTTGTGATGGATTGGAATGGAGAACTATCACCGTAGTTGGTGCTAGGCCTGGTACAGGAAAAACTTTATTTATGGAACAACTTATCAGTGATATTATAGATAATAATACTGACCAAGAATTCCGGATACTAAAGTTTCAAATGGAAATGGTTGATGAGACCAGTGGAATAAGAAAACTAAGTCTGAATACAGGTGCTGATTACAATACATTAATGAGTAAAAGCCAAAAAATTGACAAAGCTTTATTTAACAAGTGTTTGACCTATTATGATGCTACAGAGACTGCAGATATTATTGATGTAGTGTATGATGCATGTACCGTAGATGAAATGTGTGCTACAATCCGTTATCAAATGGAAAAGCACAGAAAAGATGACGGTACTTTTACAAACATGTTAGTAGCTATAGATCACTCAGCTTTATTTAAGAATGGTAAGGGACAAAAAGATAAATTTGAAATGTTAGGAGCTCTAGGTGAAGCACTCACCATGATGAAAAAGAGATATCCAGTAGCTTTTGTAGTCCTCAGCCAGCTTAACAGAAACATAGATGATCCTAAGAGAGCAATTGATGGTGATTATGGTAATTATGTATTAGATTCTGATATATACGGTTCTGATGCTTTGTTACAACATGCTGATGTAGTATTGGGTATAAATAAACCCTCTATAAGAAAAATAAGACAGTATGGACCTGATAGATACATTATTGCAGATGAAGACATACTAGTCTTTCACTTCTTAAAATCTAGAAATGGTACCACAAGGATAAGTTTCTTTAAACTTGATAGAGGAGCAATGAGAATTGTTGAGATACCAACACCAGCTTGTGCAATGAAGAAAATAGCAACAACTTAAAATTTAATTATGAACATTAGAAAAGAAAAAGAGAAAGAATTCTATGTTAAACACATGGATACTTTCAAGAAACTAGGGTTATCTGACCCGTTTTTTATTATTAAAACTGCATTTTTCCAGAAAGGTAAGTATGGAAGACAAGTACAGTTATTTGAGTCTGAAATCAGTAAAGCTGAGGACATCTATATGGAGTTCTATGATAATGTTACTGATGATAAGGGTAATATTACAGATATAGTACCTTTTAGTTCAGACAGACAATTGTTTAAGTACAAAGCTAATCCTTTTTATGCTGAAGAGTATGATACTAAAGAGGGTAGTAACTTTAAAGGTGAGCCTTATACATTGTATACTGTTCCTCTGTCAGAGTTAGTAGCTGTACTAGATGATGGTACTGAAATAACACATGCTTTGTATGAAAAGAGAAAGGAAGAACCTAAGAAAGAGGATACATTACCTAAGCTGCAGAACAGTCTAGCATTGTTTCCAAACTTTGAAGAAGAATTTCCTAAGAAAGAAACTGATTTTTCATTAGATGAGGTTTACAATACAGAAATTGCAGATGCACCTTTATCTGAGATGACTATTGCAGATCTTGCAGCAATTATGTTGATGAAACCTGTAAGTGCTAAACCATGGTTAAATGAAATAATCAAACAAACAAAAAGTGAAATATGAGTATAGTACTTCCTACAAGTAAAGTAAAGGCTGAGAGACAGAATCCTAAAAGAATTGTGATTTACTCTAAGCCTAAGACAGGTAAAACTACTGCATATGCAGGTCTTGAAAACAATTTAATTTTGGATCTAGAGAACGGGACAGACTTTGTTGATGCTCTCAAGGTTAAAATTACTAATCTACAAGAGTTGCTAGATGCTGGTAAAGCAATTAAGGCTGCAGGTAATCCTTATAAGTATGTTACTATAGATACTGTAACTGCATTAGAAGAGATGATCATGCCACTTGCTATCAAGCTCTACCGGGCTACAAGTATGGGAAAGAACTATGATGGTGATAATATATCTACACTACCAAATGGTGCTGGATATTTATATATCCGTCAAGCTTTTTTCCAAGTATTAGATTTTATTGATAACTTAGCTCCCCACATTATTTTATCTGGTCACATTAAAGACAAGGTAGTTGATGATAAAGGTGAGATGGTTATGTCTGCTAATATAGACTTGACTGGTAAAATCAAATCTTTAATTTGTGCTAATGCTGATGCTATTGGCTACATGTTCCGGAAAGGTAATAAAACTATCTTAAGTTTTAAAACCAATGAAGAAGTAACTTGTGGTGCAAGACCAGAACATTTAAGAAATGAAGAGATAGTAGTTACTGAGATGAATGAGAATGGTGAACTAGAGTTTCACTGGGACAAAATTTATGTATAAAAACAAATAAAATAAAACAAAATGGGATTAAGTACAACAGACTTAGGAACAGGTAGCGGAAGTGGACTACCTAAAACAATTTCTCCAGGTAATCATGTGTTAAAGATTAACAGTGTATATCTTGAAGAGTTTACATTTATAAAGGGTGCAATGCACTTGATGTTGAATGTAGAAACAGAACCTATTGAAGGTTTTGATGGCTTCATGATTGATAAAGATGATGAAAGCAAAGGTCACTATGCAGGTCAAATTGGTAGAGTAAAAGCTAGCCAATATGCATATGCAGATGGTGAAACTAAAACTGGTATTAAAATTCAAAGAGACAGATCTATCTTGATCTTCTTACAGAACTTATGTAAGACTCTTGATATTAATGACTGGTTTATTGAACAAGATGGTAATCATGCAACAATTGAGGACTTTGTATCTGCATTTAATAAAACTGCACCTTATCAAGGTAAATTCCTAGAATATTGTATTGCTGGTAAAGAATATGAGGGTAAAACTGGTTACACAAATTATGATTTGTGGTTGCCAAAAGCAGAAAATAAAAAATATGCTTATGGTGAATTAGAAGCTGGTAAAGTCATGACATATGATGAAGCTAAGCATCTTAAGAAACTAGAAACTAAAGAAGTAAAAAGCTTTGGTGAGGATGATGGTTTTGATACACCAAGTAAAAGTTCTTCTGACTTCAACCTAGACTAAACAGTCTTAAGGGGAGGTTAGTTAAGTGGCTTCCCCTTAATTTTAAAATAGGTAGTATGATTTCTACAAAAAACTTAATAACTGATTTGAGTCAAGTACCTAGAGAATGGGTGTTTGAGTATTATTTGAACTTAAAGGAAAAGCTATCTGGCCAAGATGTAAAGATTCTATCTATATTTAATGCAAGGGATAAAGTTCCCAGCATGTTTATTTACTATGATGTAGTCTCAAAATTTTACAAGTTTAAGGACTTCTCATCTGGTAATCAGGGAGATAGCATTGAATTGGTAAAGGCTTTGTTTAACATGTCCACAAGAGGACATGCAGCATATAAAATACTTAATGATTATCAGATTTATATAAAGAACAATACTATAGCTGTAGTAGATATTCTTTATCATGATAAGTACAAAGTGGTTGATTATGAAATGAGGCACTGGACAAACTTTGATCAGACATACTGGATGGGATATAAGATTGGTTCAGCAATGCTTAATAGATATAATGTTGTACCACTAGCATTCTTTACTATGAGTAAGAATGATCTTGATGGCACTGAGATATCTTATACATTTAAAAAGAATTATCTATATGGTTATTTTAGAGATGATGGTAGCTTGTACAAGATTTATATGCCTAAGAATGCTGATAAAAAGTTTATTAAAGTAGAGAATTATATTCAGGGTACAGATCAGTTAAGACATGATTGTAAGTATTTGCTTATTACTTCTTCACTCAAAGACCTAATGGCTTTTAATAGACTTGGTATAAGTAATATTGAAGCTATTGCTCCGGACAGTGAGAATACTATGATAGGTGAAAAAGCAATTGGAGAACTGAAACCACACTATGAAAAGATAATTGTTCTATTTGACAATGATGAGCCCGGCATCAAAGCTGCTCAGAGATATAAGGACAAGTATGGCTTTAATACTATACTGCTCCCTATGGAAAAAGATTTGTCAGATTCAGTAAAAGAACATGGTGTAGATAAAGTTAGAGAAGTATTATTCCCATTATTAAAACAAGCATTATGAGTTTAAACAAAACAATGGATGACCTTGAGAGATATATTGATTATACTGCAAGTTATTTTGTTGATGTAAAATCAGAACTTCAAGATCTGGAAAATGAATACATAAATGAAATTGCTGAGTTAAAAGATGACTTAGAAACACTTCAGGAACAGAATGAATTACTTGAAGAGCAAATTGAAGACTTAAAAGAAACAAATACTTTGCTTCAACTTGAACTTATGGAAGTTACTATGGAATTAACAAAATTAAAACATGAGCTGGATATATCAAGGTAAAGAGTTTGTAGAAATGGACATCCCTGAAGGTGGTGTGGGATTTATTTACATTATGCATGCTATTATTGACGGCAAGTCTGTAGCATACATAGGTAAAAAGAACTTTTTTGCAAGTATAAAAAAACCTTTAGGTAAAAAAGCTCTAGCAATGTCCACGGACAAGAGACTTAAAAAATACTGGAGGGAACTTAAACCTAACTTTATGAACTACTACAGTAGTAATAAAGTTTTAAAGGAAGCTCACAAAGCAGGAGTAGTTATCAGGAGAGAAATTCTCAAGATATGTAATACTCAGACAGAGCTGACATATCAAGAATGTAAATATTTATTTTGTAATGATTGCATAATAGATGATAAGTACTTGAACTCTAATATTTTAGGAAAATTTTATAGAGGAAATGTTTAATTTTACTTGTTTTTAAGGTAAAATACTTTATCTTTATATTAAAATTTAGTTTCTAATATGAAAACAGGTATTTATAAAATCTTAAATAAGATTACAGGTAAATTTTATATTGGTTATTCTACTAATATACAAGCCAGATGGTATAGTCATAAATCAAAACTTAGAAAAAAGTTACATCCAAATAAGCATTTGCAACATGCTTGGGATAAATACCATGAAGATAGTTTTGACTTTATGATTGTTGAAGAATGTTCAAAGCAGATGTTATGTGAAAGAGAACATTTTTATATAACATTATATAATCCTACAAATAGAACTATTGGCTATAATATTGAACCTGGTGATCCATACCATCCTATAAGAAAACCTTCAGAAACTGAAATAGAAGGGTTTGTTAAAAGAAATGGTAAGTTGGTTAAATGTATGAATTGTGGTAAAGAAGTAAATTATCCTAATTATTGTAAATATCATGGTGAAAACTGTGGAAAAAAGATTGTTTATTCAAAAGAAACAAAATTAAAACTTTCTGAAAAAAGTAAAGGTAGAGTTGTATCTGAAGAAACTAGACAAAAACTTAGATTAGCAATGTTAGGCAGAAAATATTCTTCAGATCACATTCAAAAAATGAAAGCTAATAAAATTAAGTTTAAACATACTGAATTTACCAAAGAAAAAATGAGAAATAACATTAATAGAAATATTAAAGTTTATCAGTATGATTTAAATGGGTTATTAGTTGGAGAATATAAAAGTATTATTGAAGCAAGTAAAATAACGGGCATTGCAGTTTGTACTATTAATAAACATTGCAAGGATACTGTAAATTTTAACAGTGGTTTACAATTTAGATGGAGTTATACCAGATATATAAATAATGAACTTGCTGTTCCTTTTAGAGTTAGTATGATTGATAAAATTACAGGACTTGAAATAAAAAAATTTAGAACTGTAAAAGAAGCTGCTGATTATATAAATACTTCACCAGGTTCAATTTATAAGTGTTTAACCAATAACAAACAACAAACAGCTGTTGGTTATAAATGGATGTATATATAACAAGAAAGTACAATAAGTACTTGGAAATTATAACTTTTAAATGAGAATAATATGAAAATTAAAGCAAAAGGACACCTCTACCAACTTGTTCGTGATAGAGAATTAAACTCAAAATATGTGGGAAATTTTTGTAAGGAAAATTTTAGAACTAAAACCAAAAATGGTGAAACATTTGAACAAGGGCTTGGACTTGAAGGAATAGTAAAAGCACTTTACTTGAATAGGTGTACTGGAGAAATTATTGCAGAATTTATGTTACCTAAAAAAATATTTAGATGTTGTGAATTAAAATGGGTATCCGTTAGTAAAGAATTAAAAACCTTTAAATCAGAATAAGGTTCTATAAAACAAAGTAATTATGAAAATAGCAATGTATGACCTTGAAGGTCACTTATTAGAAGTATTTGATGTAAAAAATGTTTCTGAATTAGCAACAAAATTAAAAATCCCAATAAGCAGTTTGCATAAAGTACTAAAAGGTACTAACATATCTACAAATGGCCGTCAATTTAAAAATGTTTTACTTGAAAAAGAAATTAGAAAAAACATAGGAGATGTTACATACTTTAGTAAATACGGAAATGGCGGAAATGTACCTGTAATAAAATAT